AATCACCCGCGATGAGCACGCCGCACTGCTCGCAGGCCAATCCGCCGGTCAGCGCATCGAGGCTGACGAGCACGGCCGCCCGGTGCTGCGCGATGCGCCGGCACCGGACAACGACGCCCTGGCCGATGCCGCCCGCGCCCGTCGCGATGCCCTGATCACCGCTACCGACTACCTGCTGATGCCGGACTACCCGATCAGCGCCGGGCAACTGGCCGAAGTCCGCGCCTATCGCCAGGCACTGCGGGATGTGCCGCTGCAGGCGGGGTTCCCGCAGACCATCGATTGGCCGATGCCACTGGCCATCACCACCGAGTAACGGGCCGCCGAGCGGCCCGAATCATTTCTGCCCGCCACGCGCGGGCTTTTTTACGTCTTCAATTCGGAGAACCCCATGCCCGGACAAGGCAGCTTCTACCATGGCGTGACTGTCACCCTGGTCGATACCGGCCCGCGCACCATCGCGCTGCCGTCGTCGTCGATCATCGGCCTGACCGACACCTACACCCCCGGCCCGGATCTGGCGCAGCCGAACAAGCCGGTCAAGATCGTCAGCTACCGCGAGGGCGTGGCCGCGTTCGGCGTCGACAGTGCCGTGTGCCGCGCACTGAAAGGCATCTTCGCCCAGTCCTCGGCGGCGGTGTCGGTGGTCGGCGTGGCGAAAGCGGCCGATACGGCGGCGCAGACCAGCGCCATCATTGGCGGCATTGCCGCCAGCGGGGCGCGTACCGGCATGCAGGCGCATCTGGATGCCAAGTCGCTGCTGAGCCTGGCGCCGCGACTGCTGGTCAGCCCGGGCCACAGCGCGATTCAGGCGGTGGCCGCATCGAGTCAGGTCATTGCCGACAAGTTGCGCGCCATCTCGATCATCGACGGGCCGAACACGGACGACGATGTCGCCATTGCCTATGCCAAGAATTTTGGCAGCAAACGGCTGTACCTGGTCGATCCCGGCGTGCGGGTGTGGGACACCAGCAGCAATGCCGAGGTCGACGTGCCAGCCTCGGCGGCTGTCGCCGGCCTGTTCGCCCGGACCGATACCGAGGTCGGATTCTGGGCCAGCCCGTCCAACCGCGAACTGAGCGAGGTGATCGGTACCGGCCGCCCGATCGAATACCTGTACGGCGATGCCACCTGCCGCGCCAACCTGCTGAACGAAGCCCACGTCACCACCATCATCCGCGAGGGCGGCTTCCGGCTGTGGGGCAACCGCACGCTGTCGGCCGATCCGAAATGGTCGTTCGTCACCCGCGTGCGTACAACCGACATGGTGATGGACGCCATCCTTGCCGGCCACCAGTGGGCGGTCGACCGTGGCATCACCAAAACCTATGTCCGCGACGTGACCGACGGCCTGAATGCGTTCATGGGGGACCTGAAAGCGGCCGGCGCCATCATCAATTTCGAGTGCTTCCCCGATCCGGAACTGAATACCGCCAGCCAGCTGGAAGAAGGCCGCGTGTACTGGAATATCCGATTCACCGATGTGCCGCCGGCCGAAAACCCGAACTTCCGCGTCGAAGTCACCAACCAGTGGATCACCGAAGTGCTCGGTGAATAAGGACTGCCATGATTCCGCAAACACTCACCAACCTGAACCTGTTCATTGCCGGTCGCGGCTGCGCCGGCCGTGTCATGGAAATCCAGTTGCCGAAGCTCAAGCGCAAGGCCGAAGGCTATCGCGCCGGCGGCATGGACGCCGAAATCGACATGCCGGTCGGCCTCGAAAAACTTGAAGGCGGGTTCACCCTGGCCGGCATCGATCCCGACACGCTGGCGTTTTTCGGCATTGCCGATGGCACCCAGTTCAGCGGCCGCTTCCACGGCGCCATGCGCGACCAGAAGGGCGCGGTGGTGGCCGTTATCGTCACCTGGCGCGGGCTGCTGGTCGAGGTCGACATGGGCAACTGGAAACCGGGCGACAAATCGGAAACCAAATGCACCGCGACGCTGAGCTACTACAAGCTCGAAGTCGATAACAAGGTGGTGTTCGAGATCGACCCGGTCGCCTGCATCCGCATCATCAACGGTATCGACGAGCTGGCCGCCGAGCGCGCCGCCATCGGCCTGTAAGCCATAAGCACCCACAACAGCCCGCAACTGCGGGCTGTTTGTCTTTTCAACGGAGCATCACATGAAACAGAAAATCACCCTGTCCAGCCCGATCGAGATCAACGGCGTCAAGACCGACACCCTGTGTATGCGCGAGCCGACCGTGGGCGACCAGCTCGACGCCGACAAACTGCATGACGATGCCGGCCAGCGCGAGCTGTACATGTTTTCCCGGGTGTGCGAATGCGCGCCGGATGACCTGCGCCGCCTGACACTGCGCGACCTCGGTCGCCTGCAGAAAGCCTGGCTTCGGCTCGTGGGCGAGCCTGAGCGTGATTCCGGCGTCGCAGTGGTGGACCTGGTCGCGTAGCGTCGCCCGGGTCTATGGCTGGCCGCCGGCGGTAATCCGGGCGCTGCCACTCAGCGAGTTCCTGCGCTGGCTGGAAGCGGATCAGTGACGGCGCAGCCAGGCGAATATCAGCGCCACCAGCAATAGCGGCAGGCCGAATACCGCCAGCCCGGCCAGTGCGCCATAGCCGAGAGTGGCGGGCGACCACCCGTGATTGGCGCCGCTGAACAGCGCACCGGCTGCGGCCATCGCCGCCACGGCCAGCCACCCCACCAGATCAAAAACTTTACCTGCCGTCATCGGAGAACCCCTGTGTCCAAGGACATTGCCCTCGGTATTCTAATCGGCGGCGCGGTCTCGTCCACCCTGGGCGCCGCCGTCGGCAAAACCACCAGCCTGATCGGTGGCCTCAAGGCCAAGGCCGAAGACGCGCGCGGCCTGCAGGCGTTAATCGGCCGCACCCAGCAACTGCAGCGTGAATTCAGCGAAGCGTTCAAGTCTGGCAGCAAAGGTGCCGACAGCCTGCGTCGGCAGATCGATCAGCACAATGCGGCGCTGAAAAAGGCTGGCGTCGACGTCGCCCAGCTCGACCGCACTTATGCGAAGCTCGGCAAGACCATCAAAGGCATCGAGTGGCAGGCCGCCGGTGCCGAGCAGATGCAGTCCGGCGTCCAGCTCGGCAAGACCGTGGCAGTCGGCGCCGGGGCGATGGCCCTGCCGACCAAGATTTCCGCTGACTACCAGGCCGAGATCCGCGACATCGCCATCAAGGGCAATTTCGCCGGCACCGACAAAGAGCGGGATATGGACCAGTCGATCCGCCAGACCGCGGCGGATTCCGGCATGAACCAGAAAGAACTGGCGGTCGCCATCAACCAGCTGGTCGCCGGCGGCATGGGCGCTGACGAGGCGATCAAATACGCCGGATCGATCGGGAAATTTAGCGTCGGTCAGAACACCTCGCCGGAAGACACAGCGAAAATGGTCCGCGCCCTGAGCCAGAACGCCAGGATCACTGACCCGAAGGCGATGGACAAGGCGCTGCAGTCGATTGCCTACCTCGGCAACGAGGGTAATTTCGAGTCGCCGGACATGGCAAAGGCGTTTCCCGGCCTGCTGGCGGAAATGGGCAAGCTCGACATCTATGGCCAGGATGCCGTGACCCAGCTCGGTGCCATGCTGCAGGTGCAAATGAAAGTGACCGGCAGTGCCGACGAGGCCGCCAACAACATGCGTAACTGGTTCAGCAAAATCAGTGCGCCGGACACCATCGAGAAATACAAGAAAGCCGGCATCGACTATGGCAAGTCGATGGCCGAATTCGTCAAGGCCGGCCGCTCGCCGCTTGAGGCCTCGATGGAACTGGCGAAAGCCTATATCAAGCAGGTCGACCCGAAGAAAGCCGCCGCGATGGAAAAGGCGGTCGGCGACATCAACAAGGAAAGCGATCCGGAAAAGCGCAAGAAACAGATCGCGGCCCTGCAGGAGTCGATGAAGATGGGCGACATCTTCGGCGACATGCAGGTCAAGGCGGCGCTGACCGCGTTCATGCAGAACGAGGACGAATACCGGAAGCTGAAGGAGGGCGCCGAGAAGGCCGACGGCGTGCTGGAGAAGGGGCTGGCCGACCGGCGCGCAACCTCGGCACAGAAATGGGCCGAGGCGTCGAATGCGTTTCAGGCGTCGATGGTATCGCTGGGCGATGCGCTGCGCCCGGTGACTGACACCATTGCCGACCTGGCCGCCGGGGCGCTGCAGCTGGGCAGTTCACTGGCGCAGGGCAATCCGGGCGTCGCCCTCGGCGCCGTTGCGATTGGCCTCGGCATCGTCGCTGTCGCGGCAAAACGGATCATTACCGGTGCGACGCAGTGGGCTGCCGGCAAGGTGCTGGAGGGTGCCGGCATGAAATTGCCCGGTGGCAAAGGGGGACCGGCTCTTCCCGGTGCTGCCGGCAAGGCACTCGGCGCATTGACTGGCGTCCAGCAGGTGCATGTCACCAACTGGCCCGGCAGCGGCCTTGATGGTGGTGGGGACGACGTCGGTGGCAAAAAACGCAAGCCCGGAAGGCGCAACGCGCCAGGCGGCAATCGTCGGCCGGCTATCCCTCGCGGGGCCGGCCGGGGCTGGATGCCGCGCCTCGCTGGCGGCATCAAAACCGCAGGTCGCTTTGTCGGGCGTAACGCCGGCAGCGTGCTGGCGGTCGGCGCCTCGATGTATCAGGCATACGACACCTACAAGAACGCCAAAACCAGCAAGGAGAAAGGCGCTGGCTACGGCGGTGCGGCGGGAAGCCTCGCCGGTGGACTGGCCGGCGCCAAGCTCGGGGCCATCATTGGCGCCATGGGCGGCCCGATCGGCATGGCACTCGGCGGGCTGATTGGTGGTGCGATCGGTACGTTTGCCGGCGAAAAGCTCGGAAGCAAGGTCGGCGAGAAAGTAGCCACGGCAGATCTGAAGACGCCAACCGGCGGGCCACGGATGGGGAATGGCATCGGTGGCCGAACGCCTGCGTCCGTGCCAGCCACCGCCCCGGTCGCGGGCGTCCGCCCGCCGCCGATCGTGGTTACACCGCCGCCGGCCACGACGGCGCGAGCTGCTGCCCCAGCGGTCCCGGCCGCCGTTGCCGCTGCGACACCGGCCGGTCTGCCGTCATCCCGCCCTGGCGGGCCGGGCGCCGCCGCCCCCAAAACGCAGTCGTTCGTTTTCAGTCCGACAATTCAGGTCACCGTGAAAGGCGACGTCAAGGACCCGGCTCAGGTGGCCGCCAGCATCGCGCCGCACCTGAAGCGCATCTTCGATGGCTGGCAGCAACAGGCCGGCCGCTCGGCGATGTTCGACCCGGTGGGCTGATCTACAAAAGGAATCTCATGGAATACCTGCCGATGCTCAATCTGGCCGCCAATGCCGCCGCGCAGGCGGCTGGTGTCGCCCGGCTGCCGGGCGCGGTGCGCGATCTTGCCAGCGCCGTCAGCAAGGCCGACAGCGCCGCTGCGCTGACACAGAAAGCAGCCGGCCTGCTGACCAGCGCTGCGCCGATGCTGAAGGGGCCGATCGGCCAGGCCGTTTCGCGAGCGGCCGGCATCATTGATCTGGCCAGCAAGGACCTGTCCGCTGCCGGCGCCCAGGTGCTGCAGGAAGCCGGTGCCCGGCTCGGCACCGCCAGCAGCATGCTGAAGCGTGCCATTGGCAGCTCACTGGGCAATCTCGCCGGCGGGCTGTCGGTGCAGAACCTGGCGCGCAGCGCCCTGTCTGCTGCCGGGCTGAAGTTTGACGATGCGCCAGCGGCCTCGTTCCAGTTGGAGATTGCCGGAGAGAAGGGACAGTTGTTCCGGTTTGCCCTCGGCCAGGCCGCATTCGACCAGTTGCGTCGATCGAGCAAATTCAACAACCCGGCGCAGGAACGGCTGCAGCGCACACAGGCACTGCAGGCGGTCAGCCGTGGCGGCAACACCCTGACCCTGAGCGGCGCGATCTTCCTGGCAGCGCACGGCAGTGGCCACCTCAACGCACTGCGCGCCATCGGCGACCGGCTGGAGCCGGTCACCCTGACCACCGGCTACGGCGAACTGCTGGGCCGCTGGTACCTGAACAGCATCGACGAAGAGCAGAACCACTTCTTCAAGGACGGTGCGCCGCGCAAACAATCGTTCACCCTGGAGTTCGGACTGTATGGCGACGACTATCAGAACCTGTGACGGCGACATCCTCGACACGCTGTGCCAGGCGCACTACGGCCACCTGGACGGCTGTGTCGCCATGGTGCTGGAAGCCAACCGGGGGCTGGCGGCCGAGCGCCAGCCGTACCGTGGCGGAGTGGTGATCGAGCTGCCGGATCTGCCGGCGCCGACGCGGGAGGTGGTGACGTTGTGGGAGTGACAGCCGGTCATGGGGTGGTAATTCTGATAGCATAATCAGGCTTATTCCAATGAGGCATTGATATGTGCAAACGGTTGTTGCTATCCAGTGTGCTGCTGGCCGTATTGGCTGGCTGCGGGTCGTCCGAATCGGTACCACCAGCAAGCAATGATAATCCCGCCGTACAAACCGCAGACAAAGCGGTCGCGGCGGATAATGCTCCCGCTGCAAATGCACCGCGCATAAAGAATGGCGCAGGGGTTGAATATATTGTCAGCAGTGACAATACAGCCGTGCTTGAAAAATATAAAAAGCAGCAGCCATTTGCGAAAGTATATCTTGAGAAGCTCGACCGGGAAGTCGAACGAATTATGGATATGGCCAAGTCCAGTCAGGATAGTGCTGCCATCGCTGAGCAAAGCAAGAGAATGCAGGAAATAAAAGGCGATGGCGAGGTCTTTGGTGCTGTTTTTCAACCGGATGCACCGTTGGCCCAGTGCCGAAGTGCCGGCATAGAAGCGGCGAAATTCTGGGATGTCATGGCTGGATTCATCACCACGGAGAAACCGGAAGAAGCACTCGCCAGTTATAAAAAGGTAGCCGGCTATTGCCGTGATGCCATGGCAGAAAAACCGGTTCCGGAAATGACGCTGCTCGGCCCCGCGGATGTTACGACCCCGCCATACCCGGGATGCCTGACTGTTATCTCGGCTGAAAACAAACCGAAATACAAACAGTGGACCTGCCCGGCTGGGGCTGTGAAGTCATAACCACTACCTGACCGTCTGTCTCAATGCCCGCCTGTCGCGGGCTTTTTTTATGGATGACTCATGCGCCCAGATTTCCAGATCCTCGCCGACGGCAAGGACGCCACCGCCCAGTTTCGCGACCGCCTGATCAATATGAAAGTGACCGACAAGGCCGGCGTCGAGAGCGATGAGGTCGAAGTTACGCTTGATGACCGCGATGGCGCCATCACGCTGCCACGCCGTGGAGTGACGATTGATGTCAGCCTCGGCTATCGCGAAACCGGGCTGAGCCGGATCGGCAAGTACAAGATCGACGAGGTCGAAAGCAGCGGGCCGCCACAGCAGATCGTTATCCGCGGCCGGCCTGCCGACATGTCCGGTGGTCTGAAAACGGCCCGCAAGCATTCCTGGGAAAACACCACGCTGGACCAGGTGGTGCGTACCGTCGCGTCCCGCAACAAGCTGACACCGGTGTGCTCGGTCAAGGCCAGTATCGACCGGCTCGACCAGATGAACGAAAGCGACCTGCACTTCATCACCCGTATTGCGCGGCAGTACGACGCCACCGCGTCAATCAAGGGCGGCAAGCTGCTGGTGCTGCCTCGCGGCGGGCAGGCAAAAAGCGCCAGCGGCAAGAAACTGCCGGTCATCGTACTGGCCCGCAAGGACATCAAGAGCTGGCGCTGGAGTGCCAGCGACCGCGACGCATCTGGCGGCGTGAAAGTCAAAACCCATAACCCGAAAACCGGCAAGACCCTCGCCACCCTGATCCCGGACAAGACAAATCCGAACGGGCCGGTGCGGGTCGTTCGCCACCCGGTGCCGGCGAAGGGCAGGGCGGCCGCGACCGCCAAGGGGGCGCTGGATCGGGGCAACCGCTCGACCATCACCCTGTCGCTGACCCTCCCGGGTCGCGCCGATCTGGTCGCCGAACGCCAGGTACGGGTGAGCGGCATCAAGTCCGGTGTCGATGGTCTGTATCCGATCGAGAGCGTGACCCACGACTACAGCGCCGGCGGCTGGTCGACCAGCGCCGAGCTGGGTGTCAGCAAGGAAACACTGAAAAAGTCCCGTGCCAAGAAGGGCAAGAAAAAGAAGGCGGAAAAACCGCTGAAGGTGATCGCGCCATAAGCGCAATCAAAGGGGATCTGGGGCAAACCGGCCGCATTCGTGCGGCCTTTTCTATGGAAGGCTCACCCGTGACACAAACATTCCGCCGCCGCAGCTGGCAGTTTCTGGCAGCCATCGCTGCCGGCCTCATCACCCTGCTGGTATTCCGCAACCTGATCGTTGCCGGGTTGTCAGCAGCGCTGGCCGGCCTGTCGGCCCAGGCCGTCGCTGCCGTTGCCGGCAAGGCAGCGACTGGCGCGGTGCCACCGGTCCACATCTCAGCCGCCAGCGGCGCCTTCGTCGGTTCGCTGTTCCTGCTGCTGAACCTGCGCGGCCGCTCCCGCCCGGAAAAGGGCGTGCTGCTGGCCGTGTCGGCCAGCGGCTCGTACTTCGGCGGCGTGGCGGCATCGGAATTCTGGGCACTCGGTCCGGGCGGCGTCGGCTTCGCTGGCATGGTGTGTGGCGTGCTGCTGATCCCGGTCGCCGACGCCGCGATGGCGGTGCTGAAAGACGTCGGCTGGATCAAGCGTCTGCTGTTCGTCAGATTGGGTGGCCAGCGCGACGCCGGCGACAGCGAACAGTAATCAAGCCATTCCATTCAGAAGCCCCGCTCAGTCGGGGCTTCATCATTTTCGGAGATACCAATGTCAGACATCACACTCGACCAGCTCAAGCGGGTTTATCCGCAGGCCGGCGCCCGGGCCGCAACATTCCTGCCGCACCTGAACACCGCCATGGCGCAGTACGCCATCACCACGCCGGCCCGCCAGCGCGCATTCCTGGCGCAGATCGGGCACGAGTCCGGCCAGCTGCGCTACACCCGCGAACTGTGGGGGCCGACCGCCGCCCAGTCGGGCTACGAGGGCCGGCGCGACCTCGGCAACACCGTAACCGGTGACGGCAAACGGTTCATGGGGCGTGGCCTGATTCAGGTGACCGGCCGTGCCAACTACGCCACGACGTCGCAGGCGCTGTTCGGCGATGACCGCCTGCTGCGCCAGCCGGAACGGCTGGAACAGCCGGAGCTGGCCTGCCTGTCGGCGGCGCTGTTCTGGAGCCAGAAGGGCCTGAACACGCTGGCCGATCGCGGCGACTTCGCCACCATCACCCGCCGCATCAATGGCGGGCTGAACGGCCAGGCCGACCGGCTGGCGCTGTTCCAGCGTGCGCAGGCGGTGATTGTATGACCGCCGCACTCTATCGCTACGCCACCGGCGCGCTGGCAATTCTCACGCTGCTGGCCGGCATCTGGTGGCACGGCCACAGTCGAGGCGCTGCCGGCGTGCAGGACGAATGGGATGCCGACCGCGCCCGGCTCAACACCAAACTGCTGGCGCAGGAGCGGTCCGCCCGTGCCGCCGAGCAGCGGCATGCCCAGGTGCTGGCCACCATCGACGCCAAATATCAGGAGAACGAACGCAATGCCCAACTGGAAACCGATCGTCTGCGCGCTCAGTTGCGCGCTGGCACTGTCCGCCTGTCAGTCCCCGTCGTCGCCGGCAGTTGCAGCCTGTCCGCAACTGGCACCGGTGCCGGCAGCAGTGATGGTGCCGCGAGAGCCGACATTCAGCCGGCGGTTGCTGATGATCTTGTCGCCCTCGCAGCCGATGCCGATACCGTCGTCAGGCAACTGAGTGCGTGTCAGGCAGTGGTGCGGGCTGATCGCCTCATTGCCGACTGATCAGCCTCGGCCGGTTGATTGGCGATGACCATGAATCTGATCACTGTGGTCAATCAGGATTGGTATTCTGTTTAACCTGATGCTTGACATGACTGGTGAATCCATCATCGCCACAGTGTCGCAACAACCGGCCCCCCTTCCTGAACTGCATTCGATTAAGCGTCATTACCCCAATATGAAGTTTTAAAAGTCTCCATGCGGTAATGTTCCGGAATGAATGCCAGCTTAAATGGGTGGGATGGCCCACCGCGATGTTTTCCGAGAATGACCTCCACAATACCGCGGTCAGGGCTGTCAAGATTATAAATCTCATCTCGGTACGTAAAAAACACCAGGTCAGCATCGTTCTCGATAGATCCGGACTCTCGTAGATCAGACAGAATCGGGCGTTTACTTGGGCGCATCTCAACGTAGCGATTCAGGGCGGATTCTAGAATGATGGGGGTCTTAAGCTCCCTCGCTAACTGTTTGATTGCGCGCGTTGCATCAGACAATTCTTCTGAACGGGTTTTGCCACGGCCGTCACCAGAAATCATCTGCAAGAAATTGATGATTAGCAGGCCGAGCTGGCCACCGTGCTTGGATGCCATCTGGCGAGCAGTACGACAAATGGCGTTCACCGTCATCGCCGGCGAATCATCGATGACAATGTGAGTCTTTGCCAGCGTAGTCACCCCGTTGGAAAACCGCTCCCAATCCTCGTCGGTAAACCTGCCAGTGGCCAGATTATGGCCATCCACCCGGCCAGCGGCACAAAGCAGCTGCTGGGTCACTGTGGAGGTTGTCGTCGCCAACGAAATGATGCCAACTGGTAAACCCGTATTGGTTGCAACATTCAGCCCGATATTGAGCGCCAGCGCAGTTTTTCCCATGGATGGCCGGCCAGCAATGACGATCAGATCACCCGGGAGCAGCCCTGATGTCACGTCATCGATGTCGACGAAGCCGGTTGGTAAACCGAGCAAAGGCTCCTCCGACTCAGGGGTAGCGTACAGCCTATCTATCTGCTCAGCCATTGCACCAAGTGCTTGGCCAATAGTGACCGGTGCGGTACTGGCACCAGCATGATGAGAAAAAGCCAATGCATTCAACCGATCTAGCGCTGCCGCCGAATTGGTTCCCGCGTTGTAGCAAATATCCTGGATCTCGGATGCTGTGATGATCCAACGGCGCAGCGCAGCCTTGTTAGAAACAACGACGGCCGCATCCCGTACTTCTCGGCTGGTAGGGGACATCTGGGACAGGCTGGCGACAACCTCCTCGCCGCCAACAGCGTCGAGCAATCCTTGTTCCTCCAGTCGTTCGGTCACCTGCTTCGCGTCGACCTGCAGTGGTGAGCGGAGGCTGGAAATCACTCTGTAAATCAGCTGATGCGGGACGAGATAGAAGGCTTCTTCGCCCCCAAGGAGCTGCTGAATGTCGGCGGCGATCAAATCGGCATCAGGAAGAACAGCAAGCTGTAGAAGTCCGCTGAGAAGCACGCGCTCTGCTTTGCTGGAGTAAGGAGGGACTCTGAGAGTGTCGGTCATAAGCCATCATGGACAAGTGGTTAAAGGATCGATCAAAGTCCGCAGTTGTCTTCATTCTTCATCGGCTGATAGCGGACGGAAACCAGTTTACCTCCGATGGAAGCGTACACGAACGGAGCCGTCGCGCTGCAGAACTGGGAGGCGTGGCAGGCGGTCTCCGAAACGGAGGACAGTGCCAGCACATTTGATAGCGGAACACATGGGGGGAGAGTAGCCCGGGCGAGCGCTCATTGCGAGCGATGGGCTGGGGTGCGGCTGTCTACTATGTAGAAATAGACAGGCGTATGGGGTTAATGTTTGCTGGTTGTGTTCTTAGTACGTGCGCATTTCTGTTAGACAGTACGCTTACGTAGATCGGCCATCATGGCCGATTTGCAGGCAGTATACTTGCAGCCTTGTAATCAGTAGGTCACCAGTTCGATTCCGGTAGTCGGCACCAGAAATGTTAGTTGTATCAATGGGTTAAACGTTGCCGCGTTTAACCCATTTTCATTATTGGATCGACTGTAGGTGATTTTGTACCTTCGAGCCTACCCACATACTCGGCCAGGTGGGCCTTTGACAGGTGCGCGTAGCGCCTCACCATGTCCGGGGATTCCCATCCGCCCAGCTCTTGCAGCGCCTGCAGAGGAACACCTGACTGCACCAGCCAACTGGCCCACGTATGCCGCAGGTCATGCCAGCGAAAATTCGTGATGCCGGCCCTGGCCAGCGCCGCCCGGAACGCCTTGGTATTGCACTGCGTCACCGGCGATCCCTCGTAGGTGAACACATAGGTGTTATGCCGGCCGATGTTCCGCCGGATCACCTCGGCAGCGATGTCGTTCAATGGGACAGAATGATCGTTCCCGTTTTTGAACTCGTCGCTGTTCACGATGACCATCCGGCGCACCATGTCGACATTCGCCCATCGCAGCTGGGTAACGTTAGCCTGGCGCAGGCCGGTGTGCAGCGAGAATTCGACCATGTCGCGCAGATGGCCGGGTAACTCGCCCAGCAGCCTGTCTGCCTCGGTCCGGGTCAGGAATCGCACCCGGCGTTTCGGCTCCCGCTGCAGCACCAGCGCCGGAACACGTTCAATCCACTGCCAGTGCGCCATGGCCCGTCTCAGGATCGACCTGATCAGGGACAGATGCCGGTTCTGGAATGTGTGGCCGGGCGTGATTTTTTTCACGGCAGCCTGGATCTCGTCAGCGGTCAGCTCGTGTAGATAGCGCCCGCTCAGGTATGGGCCCAGTGCCATAATTTTCAGCGCATCATCGGCGATTGTCCGTTTTTTCTCCTTTTCCTCCAGCCAGCGCAGGGCTGCCTCGTCCCACAATCTGGCCTGCCGCTCGCCCAATTTTTCGACCTTCCACAGCTCGTGTTTCAGTTTGTCGTGCAGTTCCTGCGCCGCGGTGCGGTCAGCCGTGCGCAACGAGCGTTTAACGCGCTTGCCGCCTGCGGTGCGGATGTCGCACCAATAAATGGTGCCCCTTCGGTAGATGGCCATGAAAACTTCTCCTCATTGGCCGCGCCGTCGCGGCTGTGATTCTGAGAGTTGTTGAGGTAGGCAACAAGTGCCGATTCGTGAAACAGCCACCGCTTGCCGATCTTCCTGGCCGGGATGGCGCCGGATTTGGCCATCTGGCACATGAGTCGCGGCGAGCAGTGCAGCAGCTCTGCGGCCTCCTCGGCGGTGTATGCGCGGAGTGCGTTCATCGTTCCTCCATAAAAAAACCGCCCATCAGGGCGGACGTGAATTTTTGCGTGCTGTTTTCTATCGTTGAATCTCAAACCCGGCGGCGCCGATCCCTCTCACGGCGCTGCCGGATTTTTTACTGTGCTACTCGGCGTCGACTGCAGCGCCGAGCTCCTGGCCGACCAGCCTTTCACTCTGGCGGCACCTTGGACGGGGCGGCGAGTGAGGGCGGTTCGTTCGTGTTCATCGCGGGTCATGGCTATTACTCTCCGGTGTCGCAGAGGCCATAGATCGACGAGCATTTGTTGTCCGCCAATTCGCGCTGGCGGAACAGGTCGAAATTGCTTTTCCCGTTGCTGGTGCGTGACCACTGCACAACAGCGTGAATGCCCGTGCCGTGATCGTCTGCTGTTGGGAAAAACGTCGCGGCGCGGCACTTGCTCACCGCCGCCACTTCCTGCTCCCATTTCGCGACACGCTCGATCTCGGCCGGGAATCGGTTGGCGATTTCTCGAATCTCGTCCTTGCGGCTGTGAATGCACGGCATGCATCCAACACGGCCCATCCCCATCTGGTAGAGCGGGTTCGGTCTCAGGCCCATATAGCGGTGGGCCTCGAAAACGTCGGCTACTGTCCAGCGACGAATCGGCCGATAGTTGAACAGCCCGCCGCCGACCTCGTCGCATTCTGGCAGGCCGGCGCGGGCGGCGCTCTCGTCGTGGCGGACGCCCTGCCATGAGAGGATCAGCGAATTTCCGTCCATCATCGGTAAAAAAACCTGCTCTGTGATGACGTTGCGTTTCAGTTCCTCCGAGCAGAACCGCGCTCGTGTTGACGGAAACCGCCCCTTGAGAATGCAGAGATCCAGAAACGGGTTTCCGGTGGGCTGCATCAGTTCGGCGGCCTGTGCCGCGCTCTCTCTGGTGTGGCGCCGCCGGCCGAACTTGTCGGCGTACTTGCCCGCAGCCACGTCCAGCAGGTATTCGCGGCGACGGGCCATGTCGGCTGTGAAATCTGCGCGGACTCGGCGAATTGCCGGCAGTCCGCGCGACGACAGCCAATGGGACAGGTAGTCGACGTACTCGTAGGTCAGCGGGTGCTCGTGCCCGGTGTCGGCGAAAACAGCCTGCAGGCTGGGCGCCTCCTGCGCCACTGCAACCGCCAGCATGGCAGTCGAATCTTTCCCGCCGCTAACCGAAACGACGTTGTGGACGGTCATGGCTATGCCTCGCCCTGATCGCCGGTATCACCACCAGCCGGCGGTGCATCCGCGCCTGCCAGTGCGCCAGCGTGCGGATCAGCCGCCAGAGGCGTGCCGGGGTTGGCCTGTTTCCATTCATCGTGAGCGCTCCTGTCCACTATCTGGTGGTAGTGGCCGTAGTCGTGGCATTGGGTCATGCCGCAATCCTTTCTCTCTCGCGCAGTTCCGTGCGGCTCCAGGCCATCAGGTCAGCGCAGTTGGCGCGCAACAGTGCAGTTGCCGGCGGCGGGCTGACGCTGTTGCCGACCATCCGCACCTGGGCCGATTTGGTGAATGCCCGCCCGTCGTGCCCGTGGTCGATGATGTAGCCGGCCGGGAACCCTTGGCAGCCATACAGTTCGGGCGGCGTCAGCATGCGCAGGCCGATGTCGACCACTACCCACGGTTCACCCTGAATCCAGACGGTGACCAGCGCCATCCGGTCGTGGGTGGTAGCCGTTGGCATCGGTTCACGCGGGTCGCGCATGCCGTCATTGCCGTAGTAGCTGATCAGGAATGCGGCGCAGCGCAGGGCGCCTGCCTCGTGCTCTTGGCTCAGGGTGTACTGCACGATGCCGCGATGCTCGCCGCCGGCCGATAGTGTTGGTAGCGGTTCGTTGGTGTCGCGACCGTCACAGTTGTTGCGCAGCGTGACCAGATTGGCCGTGATGAGCTGCTGCTGGCTGCCGGTGTTGGTGATGGTCGATGCCGGCTCGCGCAGGTCATGCCCGGGCATGGTGTTGAACCCGCCGTTCGCCTGCATCAGGTAGGCGGTGGACAGGGCGCGGTGGTTCTCGGTGAGCAGCGTGCCGATAGGATCACCGGGCGACTGTGGTTTGCCGCTGTAGACCGGCCCGCCGGCGCCTACCAGGATGGCTGTTGCAAGCCCTAGCGCATGCGCAGCACCAGCCGGTCGCTTTGATCCGCCGCCAGACGTAATCGTCGGGCATGGCTCGGTCGCTGCGTGCCCGATACTGTCGCCGCGAAATTTCACCAGCGTCGGCGCTGCTACCGCGAACGAGCCGCCCTTCGGGTATGCCGTGATGGTCCGTAGTGGCTCGGCGGCAGACTGCACGCTCTCACCGGACCAGTTTGCGATCGGCACGATGAACGGGTCAGCGCTGTCCAGAACGAACTTCTTCATGCCCTTGGCGATGCGGCGCATCGTGGCGTCAGCCAATGGTCGTTTGCGCTCGAATATCGACGGGCACGGGAGCGACCAGTCGATGTGATCCGCCGCCGGGCGCCAGGCTTTTTGCCGGCGCGCCGGATTCCTGTAGTGCGTAGGCTCCGGCCAAACGATGGGCCTGCCGTCGCGGCGGGCGAACAGGAACAGCCGCTCCCGGGTCGTGGCGGCGCCGTAGTCAGCCGCGACCAGAATGCGCCATTCGACCGTGTAACCCATCTGCTCGAACGTGCGGATGAACCTGCGCCAGGTGCGACCTGCATGCCGTGGGTCGGGGATCAGGTATTGCTCCTGCACTGGCACGCGCTCGCCCGGGCCTGCCACGCTGCCGTCCAACCGCAGCACGCGACCGGTGGTCTTGTCGCGCTTGGCGATCAGCGGACCCCACTGCTGCATCTGTTTGACGTTCTCCATGCTGATGCTGCGCGGCGAGACCTGGCCGGCCCAGCGGGGCAGCACCCAGCCGAGGCCCCTGATCTTTTTGCTGCGAGGCTGTCCGCCAGCGGCCTGACTGTGGTGCGTGCAGTCCGGACTGCCGTGCAGGTGTCCAACGGCGCGCCCTTTGACGGCTTCACGCGGATCGACCTCGAAAACGTCGGCGCAGTAGTGCTCGGTCTGCGGATGGTTCGCCATGTGCATGCTGATGGCGTCCATGTCGTGGTTGATGGCGATGTCGACGTGCCGGCCGAGGGCCTGTTCGATCGCAGTGGACATGCCGCCGCCACCGGCAAACAGATCGACGATGATTTCGTTGTCCATGCCGAGCAGGAATTGATCGCGGATCATGCAATGACCTCCATATGTTCAGCCAGCACCCAGCCGCACGCCGGGAGCGTGCCGGGTGTCAGCGGGGTGTCGAAAACGACGAACCCGCCATCAGGGGCGGGTTCGGGGTGGGGGTTAAAGATGAATTTTGTGTTAGCTTAAAATCGTATATTATATTGCAAATATATTATTTATTCTTTATCTGTAATAAATAATGCCGCATTTTAATCTCGCACTAAATCGACGCCGTTTATTTTTGGTTTAATTTTTAATGGAGTGGTAATGGCATGAATGCAGCTGAAAGTATTGTGGAGTCATATTATCGTATCTGCAATAATTGTTTAACGATTTCTGATGTGAAAGTTAAAAATGGGAATAACCGTCAGTTTGATCTTCTCGCTTATCGCATTAAAGGTGAATGCCAATACCATATCGAAGTGAGTGTTACACATGTGCCAAAATGGTGTCCAACCATTGAGGATCTAAATAAGCAGTTCAGCAAAAAATTTTTTGGCACTTCAAATGAAAAGAGAGGAGGGAAAAAAGACCTAGATTACTCTGTCAATAAATCTTATATTAAAGCAATCAAAAATTCTTATGAATCAATAGGGTTTGATTTTTTGGCGGTTCGGCGAGTATGGGTTTGTTGGGCGATTAAGGGTGAACGGAGTAAAATAGATCCTCTGATTGTGAAATATTCAAACCCTTTGGTTTGCGATGGGAAAGAATTTGAGATAGAGATTATAAGCCTGCGCGACAAAATTTTACCAGAACTTCTCAAGAAAATCAGTACATCAAATTACGAAAATGAAATCATTAGATCTCTTAGTCTCATTACTCAGCGCAATAGGCAACTTGATGTTTTAAGCAATAAATCTAATGTTTAGTTCATTAGAAATGAACATCAATTTTTGCATAAAATCTATGAGATTGATTAGATGTTATATTTTTTATAAAACTTGCTGCACATGCTCAGTGCTCCTCTGAACGAAAAAGCCCGGCTCATGGCCGGGTAGGTAGAAATGAATCGCCCCGCTCATAGCGGGGCTGGTTGACCGTCGATGTATTGGCGGGTGGTGGTGACCGCCCCCAGCGCCAAAATCTGTTTTCGATGCCGCGTCCTGTTGGCCGAGACCAGTTGCCGAGATCTGGCCTCGGGCTGGTTCGCCCGCTGAAGAGCGGCCAGCGCCAGCTCGCGCCGGTAGCATCCGCAGGATTTCACCTTTCCTTTGCGCTGGTCACCGGGACGGACGCTGATGGAACCGCCGCAGCGACACTGGCGGAGAACGGTCCGCCCGCCGAATATCCTGACGTCTGACGGACCGGATACGGTTAGTCGGCCGAACTGGCAGCCGACAAGGTCTGCAGGATCAGTCATTGCAAATCTCCATTGGCGTCAGTAGGCATCGCGATCGGGTAGAAATCTGCGCCTGCCAGTCCGTACAGCAATGCCGATGGGTTTTCTATGACCATCAGCACCCACCCTGACGCAGGGCTCAGCCGCACCCAGTGCGGTCCGGGGCGGACCTGGTCAGCGGTCAGGATCATGCAACGGCTCGCTGCATGGCCGTGGCCGGCGTGGCGCGGTAGATCGGCGCCTGCTCGACGGTCACGCTAAATGTGCCGTAGAGCTGGCCACGCTCGTCGAACAGGGAAATGTGCAGCGGCCTGCGGCTGCTGGCGATGCCGGTACGTTGCCAGTAGTCGGCGGCCGCCTGCTCGGCCAGGTCGCTGGCGCTGTCGTCGATCAGGGGCGTGAATGCGTGCAGTTCGGTACGGCGTCCGACGCGATAGAAAATTGTGGTCATGCGGCCTCCTGCAGCACGATGTCCACGCGGCGGACTGCCCGGGCTGCGCACTGGGTGTCCATGTAGCCGTCGAACTGGTGGCCACCGCCAAAGCCCTGAATCCAAGCGGTGCGGGCCGAGTACTGCTCATTCAGCCAGTGCCATTCAGGCTCGAATGCAGCCGCGCCCAGTTGTCCGTTGTTGGCATGCAGCGTTGCCCCCTCGGGGCAGCTCGGCAGGCGGAAGCCATCGCTGATACTGGCGGCCCAGGCGTTGGCGGCATCCCATTCCAGATCGTCGTCAGGGCGGGCCCGGCTGACGAGCAGTACATACGGCTGGCAGGTCTGCTGGTCGATCATCAGGGCGCCCACGGTAAGGCCGTTAATGAGCTGGCCGATTTGCGGGGTTTGTGTGGTGGTAGTCATGCGGGTCTCCGGAAAAGCAAAACCGCCCAGCCGGGCGGTTTGTCATGTCAATGGTTTGCGGCCTACAGCGCTTCCAGCGCCCGGCGCAGATACGGGTCCAGGTCGGGCTGGCCCAGCAGCCAGCGCCGGTAGTCGACCGGCACATCGCCGAGCAGCTCGCCCTTGTGCTTGCCGAAGGTCATGGTGCGCGGCAGGCGGGCGGCTTCGGAGTGGCGCCACAGCTCGTCGAGCGTCGTCGGGTTGCCGAGGCGGTCCAGGATGTGGGTCAGCAGATGCGCCAGCATGAACACATCGGCGGCGGCGCTGTGCGCTGCAGGGGCGTGCTCCCGGGCGAACGGCCGGTCGAGCATGTACAGCAGCGCGGTCTGTTTGTGCGAGTCGGTCTCGGGCCACAGCAGGCGGCTCAGCACCAGGGTGTCGATGCGGCGCACGTCCGGTTGGCCGATGACACCCCAGTCGTAGTCGATGTTGTGGCCGATCAGGTACTGCACGCGGTCTGGCAGGCGGAAGCTGTCCGACGGCTGGCAGTGGGCCAGGTCCTCGTCGGTGATGTGGTGGGTGGCCATGGCGCCAAAGTCGATCGGTTTGTTCGGGCGGAAGCGTTGCTCATAGGCGTCGCCGGTGACCAGCGGCGTCAGGCTGGTGATGCGCAGCCAGGCCGCTTCGATGACCTGCGGTTCGCGCAGGCCGGTGGTTTCAGTGTCAAAAATCAGGGCACTCATGGTCAATGTCCAATAAGGGAGTAAAGGAAGTCGAACAGGAACAGGAAGGTGAACACGCCACTGGCGCCGGCGAAGCCGCGTAGCGCCCAGGTGGCCATGTCCTTTGCCAGTTCGGCCGCTGGCGACGGGCTGTGGGCCATCAGCCGGCGGCCGGGAGGAATGCGGGTGGTGAGCATTATGCGTCCGTAAAAAAAGCCGCGGTTGGCGGCGTCAGTGCATGGACTGCGTGGGCGGGGCCGGCGTCTGGATGATGCCGCCATCCCCCAGCATCAACGCCGTGATGGCGATGATCAGGTCCTTGTAGATGTCGTCGATCTTGCTGTCAGGCGTGCAGGCGGCCAGCGCGCCGATCAGTTGCCGGGCGACGTCGGCAGGCCGTGGCAGTTGGCCCGGCTGGTCCACGCCGGCTTCATGCATCGCAATCAGCGCCAGGCCGATGTCGGCGACGATCTTGCGTTCGGTGGCGGGCAGTTCGTGGCTGCTGTGGATTTCGATACGGCTCATGCTGCTGCTCCCTGATGATTCAGCCGGATACCGGCCAACTGACCGACGATGTCATTCCATACCTTGTGCAGGCGGTGGCGGGGCATGGCGCCCAGCGTGCTGTTCGGCGCTAGCGCCTCGGCAAAGGTCAGCCCGGCGGCTCGCATGTCGGCCAGGTCCTGGCCGTAGGTGGCCCGGTCCCAGTCCTGCAGGTTGACCACACCCCGCACCCGGTGGGCGACATCGGTATAGATAGGACTGTCGACGAAGCGCTTGCCGTCGCGCTCGACCGGGCCGAAGAACGGGTTCAGCCACACCACGGCATCGGCGTCGGTCTCTTCCATCAGCGCGGTAAAGCCGTTGGCGGTGTCGTCCAGAGATTCGCCGCCGATGATCGGCACATGCAGCAGCACGTCGACGCCATGCTCGCGCAGCAGCTCAAGCACACCGGAGCGGGACAGATAGGCCAGCAGCGGTACGAAGCCGCTGGCGCCGTTGTCGATGACGGCATCGCCAGAGTGGTCGAGCAGCCATTCGACCAGGGTGTCGAACTGGCGCGGGTTGATCTGACGGGTACTGTCGAGCAGTTCGAGTCCGTGCACGTTCAGCGCGGCGAAGCGGCTCAGGGTGCGGTTGGTCGGGTCGACGTCGACGCACAGCAGGTCCGGCGTCTGCGCTGCCAGAATCTGCGCCAGCAGGCTGGCGATCAGGCTCTTGCCGCAGCCGCCTTTGCCGTTCATGACCATATGGACGGTTTTGTTCATGGTGGGGTGGTCCTCGGGGTTACCAGTTGGGTTTCTTGTCGCGGTGGCGTTGCCAGTCGAAGGCACCGGGCGGTGCTGCCGAGGTGGCCGGCGGTGGCGCCAGTCGCGGCGGGGGATGTGTTGCCGCATCGGGCGGCCTCGCTTTCCGTCGTTTGCGTTCGCGGTACAGGGCGTTGCGCAGCTCGTCCAGGGTCATCGTCAGTCCGCTACCGGCCAGGGTGGCGATCAGCTCGCGCTGGCTGCAGCCACGGCGCATGGCGTCCTCGATGTCAGGGAACAGCGCCCGGAACCGGGCGGCCTTGCTTGGGCCTGCCTGTTCCGCTGCGAGCTGGCGCAACTGCCCGGCGACCTGCTGTTGCCAGGTGTCAGGGTTGCTCATGGGGTGCTCATTTCATGCTCATGTGCCGCTCATGACCTGCTCATGTCGTGCTTTGGTGCTGCTCATGAGCATGGG